CGCCGACGGTCAGCTTCTCAACGGTTGCACGGAGGTCGTCGCGTTCAGACGTCAACGCCTGGGCGAGGAGTTCAGCGGTCGAGAGTTGGTCTTCGATAGTCATCTTGATAATGCTTGGTTTGGAATAACTGGAGGGGCTTACTTCTTCTTGGCTGGGACCGCAGGGGCAGGGGCGATGCTGTTCTCGGCCCACATGGCTACGGCTTCGCTGAAGGAGTCCGCGAGGCCCGTCACGAGGTTGCGCTGGGCGGCCTGCTTGCCAGAGAAGACTTGGCCTTCCATGTCCTCGGCCTTGACGAGTTTGCGGGTCTGGAGGACGGAGGCTTTGAAGTCTGCGTGGATCGCGTCGACGCTGTCTTGGAGGTTGGCGATTTGCTCGTCAGAGAGGGACGTGCCGGGGATGCCAGCACCCTTGAACTTGCCCGACTTGATGACCACCATCTTGATGCCTTGGGCCTTCGCCATCTCGGTCATGTCGGCGACGGTCATGTAGACGCCGATGGAGCCGACGGTCGATGACGGGGAGGCGACCACCTTGTCGGAGGCGCTGGCGATCCAGTAGGCGGCGGACGCCATCTCGGAGTCCGTGTAGGCCATCGTCGGCTTGCTGATGTTGCGGACCTTGTTGGCGAGTTCCTCGACGCCCGTCACCGTGCCGCCAGGGGACGACACTTGAAAGGCGATGCGGGTGACCTGCGGGTTCGAGGAGAACTCGTCGATGGCGTCGGCGATGGCGTTGACGTCCACGGCGCCCGTCATCTTCTCGATGGGCGACAAGCCCTTGCCGATGACGCCCGCGATCGGGATGACGCCCGTGCCGTCCTCGGCGATGTAGGCTTTCGGGACTTCGCCGAAGAGCTGGGCCAGCATATCCGTGAAGCCGAACTTTTCGGCGAGGATGCGGTGGTCGTTCGCCTTCGCAGGGTCGATAAGGAGGGCTTCGCGGCCGTTCAGGCCATTGAGGAGAAAACGCATTTTAGGAAGAGGTCTCGGTTTCCGCGTCTGGATGCGGAGGGTTGGAGGTCTGCTCCACGGTGCCGGGAGGCGTATTGATGAGCAGGTTTGACAGCGTCTCGAAAGGAACGCCGTAGGTCTTTGAGAGGTCGAGCAGGTAGCGGACGTTCTGGGCCTTGATTTCGGCTTCCTCCTCGAAGTTCATCCCACGCTGATTATAGACTTCGGAGAAGGACAGTAGGCCGATGCGTAGGTCTTCGCGGTCGTTGGCGGAGTCACGGCCACCGTCCACGGTCACGCTCTTCGGGGTCGTCCAGGAGACGCAATTCCATTCGGGGTCGTCGGGCAGTTCTCCGTTGGCGATGGCCTGACCAATGACATAGCCCCAAGTAGGGTTGCAGAGCGTCGTGATCATGACGTTCTGATACTTGCCGAACACTCGGCCAGCCTTGGCGGTGACTAGACGGACGGAAGCCCCGCCAATCTTGGAGGGGTCTGAAACGAACTCGTAGGGCAATACGCGGACGATGTCGCGCTCAAGTTCCTGCAGGAAGCCGATGGCTTGGGAGCCACGGTTGGAGGTCAGCAGCTGGAGGTCTTCGCCGGGCTCAAGGGCGAGGATTTTGCCGCCCATGGACGCGTACTGCTGGCCCTGTGTGCTTGGGGTGGACTGGCCCATCTCGGCGGCCATATCGGTCGGCATGAAACCCCCGGTTTTCTTGAGTACGCGGGTGACGTCGCCGTGGTCTCGCATGGCGAGGACTTCGAGCTGACGCACGTCCATGTCGTCCTGCACCGAGTTGACGGCGCTTTGAAGGACAGGAACACCTCGGGCTCCGCTGGCCCACTCCTGGTCGACGATGTGCATCATCGCGTTTGAGATGACGTAGCGGGCGGAGCCGTCGGAACGGTAGACCGAGTAGCCGGCGAGTTCGCCGTAAGGGCCGAACTGAATGCCGTCGTGCATCCCGGGAGGGGCGATGTCGGGATAGATGGGGTCGCCTACGCGGTGGGACTCCATGATCTGGAGCTTCGCGGCGCCGATGCCGTTGCGGGTCTTGATGGCGAAGGAGTCGCCGTCACGGAGCATCCCACGCAGGAGGATGTTCTGGACTTGGCCGAAGGAGAAGCGCCCGGTGATGTCGCACTTCTTGGACCACTCGTTGAAGTAATCGTTGTACGCTTCGCGGGCCTCTGGCGTCGACGCGTGCGACTGGTGCTTGATGCAGTCGCCGACCGTGTAGAGCGTCAGGTCGTTCAGGATTTGATTGAAGAGCCCGCTGTTGCGTTCAGCCCAGCGACACTTGCGGACCATCGACAGGCGGTCCCATGGCGTAAGGTCACGGCGAAGGTCACGCGGTTGGGCGCCGTACTGCCCAAGGCGGAGGCGGGTCAGGCCGGTGCTTTGCCAGCCACCAGCTGAGGCCTCGGGCTTCGGGGTTCCCTTGCGGGCCTTAATGGTCGGACGCTTTTTGACTGCCATAGATTAGTTGCGGATGGGGTTGTTCCAGTTCGTGCGACCGACCGTCATGCGGACCGAGCCTGGGTACTGCTGGGGGTCGAGGATGCCCAAAGCGTATTGGGCCTCGGCGAGCATCTCCTTTGGGGGCATCGCAAACGACTTGGAAGCAGACGATCCGCTGTCCGAGTAGGACATGAGGGTTTTGCCTTCCGTGATCATGGCGACCGCCTTCGAACGGATTGCAAGGAGTTCGCACTCGGTGAGGCCGATGAAGATGCCGGAAGCCATGTTAAACTTGCTCGGATTGGAAGGAAAAGGGGCGTGCCGAGGGCCAACGATCCGAACCTCCAAGCCATTGTAGGTCCCCACAAACCCCCGGCACGCTTGCTATCAATGTTTCTGGCTTGGGCATAAAGTCAACCAATGGGTGCCTCGGCGTTCGTGGTGGTGGCTTCCCGACCGACGACGCCCCAGCGGACGGCCACCAGCATGGCGAGGATTTCGCAGTCTAGGGCGTGGTTGTCTTGGACGCCCTGCGGGAGTATCCACATGGGCTTGCCAGTGCGCTTGTCCTTCACGCGGACTTCCGAGTTCAGCTGCTTGGCGTATTCCTCAGAGGCGTCCCGAGGGTAGGTGTGCAGTTTGCGGACGCGGAGGCCGTGCAGGAGGTCCTTGGCGGCCATCGCCGAGAAGACCACGAGGGAGACGCGGGTCGGTTGTCCAGGGACGATGATGGCCTGCGGGTCGGAGTAGAAGCGGCGGGTGGTCTGGCCGTTCGTGGAGGTCACCGCGAAGTCTTCGGAGCCCGAGCCCTTGGTCGCCTTCCAGCCTCGCCGGCAACATTCGGCGTAGACGGTCTGGGTGTTGTCGCCCGAGTCGACCATCACGAGCGCCTTGTGGACGCCGTGCTTTCTGGCGAGGTCGTCGAGGCCTGTCCAAGTCTCGACCTTCTCAAAGGCCAGCAGTCGGCTGTTGCCGTTGCGGGACCATCGGCGGACGATGACCCAGAAGTGACCGCGCTGGACGTCGACGCCCATCGTGCGGAAAGGCACGCTCCCGGCGGGGGCGTTCTCGCGGGTGGCGATTTGGGCCTTCGGCGTGATGACGGCTTCCTCCGCCCAGTCGTCAGCGAGGGCGTAGTCGGACGCGTTTACAGGCGTTACCATCGAGCCGCCGTCCTCGGAGTAGGCAAGGGCCAGTCGCTTCTGCTTGAAGATGCGGCGCGGCTCCTCGTCGCCGTAGATCACGGACGCCCGCTTGGCCTCAAGCATCATCCGGCCGAGTTCGCCCCAGGACATCATCGCAAGGGCGTTGAGGTGCAGGCCGACGCGCTCGATGGACTTGCCCGCTTCGCGTGGGTGGAACTTACCGCCGAGATTCAGCTCGAAACGGGTCTCGCGGCTGTCGGTGTGGCGGGTATTGCAGGAGCGACATTCGTAGGTTGTGCCGGCCTTGACCTTGGCGATGTCCCAGTCGTCTCCGTCCTTGGCGTCTTCGGGGAAGCGGACAAAAGACCATTCGTAGGGCTGGAGCGTGTTGCACTTAGGACAGTTGAATGACCAATCGTGGAGGTTGGTCGTCGGTTGCTCCAGGAGCTGGTGGAAGTCGTCGGTGGGCGTACCGCCTTGGCTGGCGAAGACGTGCTTTGAGTTCCACGAGAATTGGGTCGTGCGTCCCATCGCCTCTTCCATGTGGCCCTTCGGCCAGCGCCAGCACTCGTCGCCGAAGACGTACTTGGTCGTGATGCGCTGCAGGCTTGTCTTCGTATGGGCGGACCGGCAGTAGATGATCATGCGCTGGAAGTCGCCGACGGATGACCGCGGCATATCGTCGGGCTTCTTGCGTTTGGCGACCTCGGGGATGGCGTCGAAGAGCGGACGGCATTGGCGCAGGAAGAAGTCGTCGGCCTCGTCTTGGTTCATCTGCAGCAGGAGCATATTGCCCGGGTCGTTGACGATGAAGTACGCCGTCGACAGGCGGAGGGCTGCGGACTTGCCCGCTTGGATGCACCAAGGCAGGAGGATTTGACGGACCTCCGGGTGGACGATGTAGCGGACCGCGTCGCCGACCCACGGCATCCGCTCGTTGCGGAACGGTCCTTTCAGGTGCGAGTCGGGTATCTCGGCGACGTTGCGCTCAAGCCACTCGACAGGGTCGCCGCTGGTGGTCGGACGCATGGCCTCGCGGCCGGCACGGATCACCTCAAGCGTCTTCGCGGAGAAGGTCATGTGCGGAGATTTCTTCCCGCGTCTTGCGGACCCAGTCTTGGAGGGGCTTGATGGCTTGGGCTGGGTTCGCCTTGTTGCAGCGCTCGGCCACATCGGTAGGGAGGTCGTCGAGCTTGGAGAGGATTTCGCCGATGAGCGTCTTGATGGCGGTCAAGGCTTCGGCCTTGGAGATGTACTCGGCGTCTGCCATCGCCCGCTTCTTCTGCTCTTCCTCGAGGGAGATGAGCGTCTTGAGCGCTTGGTTGTAGGCCGTCTGCAGTTTGCCCTGCTGGGGGTCGCCCGACTCGATGGCGTTGCGGTAGGCGACGCGGGCCGAGGCCACTAGGTTGCCCTGCTGCTGGATGATGTCGTCCAGGCTATGCTCGTCGAGCGCCGCGATCGTGACGCCGGCCATCCGACGGCCACGCCCTGCCGCACGCTCGGCCAGCCACGCACGGGCTGCGTCCACGTCATGGCGAGGCATTCCCTGCCTGACCATCTTAGACGCGTGGCCTTGGCTGATGTCCAACGCGGTGGCGAGCTGCTCAAGGGTCATTTGCGTTAGGCTGGGCTATTCGGGACCAAAAGGACCCGGGCATTTGTCTTTTTTGCCCGGGGTGTCGTCACCA